CGGCCCTACTCGCACTCGGCTGGCAGGAGCAACTCCAACTTCTATGACTCAGCATTTCACCCGCGACACGGTAGAGGTAAGCTGGTGGTGCAACGCCTGCCACAAGATGACCCTTCACCGTGTCGCAGATAAGCGATTGCAATTCTGTTTAATCTGTTACGGCCAGAGCGCGGCGGAATCGGCATCAAGGAAAGCCGAGACGCCGTTACCAGAGCAGGGAAATCTATTTAAATGACTCGTTCTCTATTCGACAAAAAGGTACGCGAACTTCATCCGATGCGCTGGTATCAAGAACCGGCGATCCCCATGTTCCGCGCCGCAGTGAAAGAGGGAAATCGGAAGATCGTCGGTCAGGCTCCCTGCGGCTACGGTAAAACTGTGATCGCAGCTCACCTTGCATCGTCCTCAATGAAGAAGGGAAACCGTGTTCTATTTGCCTGCCCGCGTATATCACTGGTAGATCAGACCCTTGAATCGTTTGAAGAGCAGGGTATACGCGATATTGGAATCATGCAGGCGAATCATAAGCGAACTGACTCAAGCTGCAAATTGCAGATCGCTTGTTTCGATACACTCTATTCCAGAGATGTTCCAGACTTCGATTTTGTGATCCTTGATGAAATCCATCTTGCCGATGCGCGGATGTGGAAGCTCATGGAGCGGTGGAAGATCGTACTCGCCCTCACAGCCACTCCGTGGAAGAAGGGCCTCGGCCTGCATTTCAGCAAGCTCATCGTTCTCTCGACCATCAGCGACATGCTGGAATACCACGAGAAAGACCCCTCGGTTGGCTTAGTTCCAATCAAGGGAATTGGGCCAAAGCCTGAATTCCTAAGAGAGATTGAGCATCTAAAAACTGGCGAGGATGGCGATATTCAGGAAGACGCCGCGCAGCACTTCATGGACAAGACTGAGGTAGTTGCCGACATAGTTGATACGTGGATGAGAACGCGACAAGAGGGAAATCATCCCGGAGATAGGACATTTGTATTTGCGCGGCGCAGGATCACAGCGGTTCACTTTCAAGAAGCCTTTCGCGCCCAGGGAATCAAGTTCGATTACATCGACGCTTTCACTTCCAATCGAAGCCCTATATTCAAACGGTTCCGGGCGAAAGAATCTCAAGGCATCGTGAGTGTGGGATGCCTGTCTACCGGAGTGGACGAGGATGTTCGTTGTATCGTCGATGCGGCGCCTCGTAAGAATCAGGCGGACATCGTGCAAGCTCTTGGACGCGGGATGCGCCCAGCGGAAGGAAAGGAATATTGCTGGCTGAACTGTCACACTGGGAACGCAAACAGGTACGGATGGTTCGCTGACATCTTCCACGAGACACTGGACACCACGCCGCCGCACATCAAGGGGAGTGCCTACGAACAGAAAGAGGAAGCACCCCAAGAGGTAAAGCGCAAGCAGTGTTCCGTATGCCGAGAGTTCCTTCCACGGGGCGCGTTCAAATGCCCCACCTGTGGGAATCAGATCGTCGTAGATGACACGGTGACGATCGACGGCGAATTGGTAGAACTGCGCCAGGCGAAGGCTGCGAAGAAAGCAAAGAAGGAATTAGCGGAAAAAGAGAAAGCGGCACGGGCTGAGAAGAAAAAGCAAGGTGAGCCGCAAGCATTCTATTCTGGACTCCTAGACTTCGCCGAGCGACGGGGTTTCAAAGAGGGATGGGCTGCAAACAAGTTCCGAGAGAAATACGGCGTATGGCCTGACAAGCTACGCAAGGTTCCAATGACCCCACGCAAGGCAGTGAAAGAGTTCATCGCAGAGTCCAGCCGTAAATGGCGTCAACAGCAAAAGCAGATGGCCGCAAACAAGCCGCAGCCTGAATATCATGGTGAGTTTTGACCGCATCGCAAATAGCGCGTACTCTCCACGGCGTCAAGGCTGGCAAACGATGGTCTTGCCGCTGCCCTGTGAGCCGTCTCCACGCGCACGGGGATCGTAGCCGGAGCCTGAGCGTGTGGGAGTCGGAAGACGGGTGGGTGTGCTTCCGGTGCTTTGCGGGATGTACTCGCACAGAGATTCTGGCGGCGATGGGCCTACAGGTCCGAGACCTGGCGCTGAACGAGTTTCGCAAGAATCCGCAGTGGGAGCAGCAAAAGTCAGATCGGGACCGGCTGGAGATACTAGAGCGCCGGCACGGGCTGTTTATCATGCTGCAAGCGGTAGAGCTGGGGAAGCGGAATTATTATGCGGCAGCAGAGCGAAATACGGCTGTTGAAATCCGAGAATTGAGGCGTATTCTATATCCTGTAGAAGCCTATTATCGTCGCCGAAATGAGCAAGTCCACCGCATTATCGCCGAGTACGGCATCCCAACTTTAATGGAGTGTATCCCCGATGAAAACATTTTCAGAACCTCTAGGAACCGCTGATTTATCGCGGTTGACCTCTGACCCCATCGAGGTGGCAGACGCGGCTGTTGGGACGATTCTAGCCTCTTGTGAGGCATCACAGCGCAACATCTTCGCCAGGCTCGCCATTACCCTTCGCGTTGCCAACGACCGGAAAATCTACGAGCGCCATGTAGATCCGTACGGCGAACCCTTCAAATCTATGGAATTGTGGATAAAGGCGATCTACCCGGAAACCTGGCGCTATGCGAAAGATGCGTTTTCGGCGGCGGTGGCCATGCCAGAAGTTCCCATCGAGGACATAGCCGACATGAAGCGGTGTAACGCTGTGCTGCTGGCTGATCCAGGTATTTCACCGATGACGCGCCGCGATCCTGAAATCATCGAGGCGGCGAAGACGGAAACAGAAAAAGAGTTTAGGGAGCATATAAATAGTAAACATGGGCAGCACCTTGAAGGCCCGCGAACGCTGAAGTTCACCGGCCCTGAATCTGGCATAAAGAATATCGAATCTGCTCTTGACGAGATCGGGGAGACGTGGAACCTTACAGATCGCTTCGGCCAATTGGAAGCACTCGTGGAAGATTGGCGGCAAGGTGGGCACCCCGAGGCGACGGAATGATCCGAGCTGCATGGTGCCTACGATTCAACCTGCCCGACACGCGCAAGCGCCGCCATTGGCTTACCGATGAAATCATGTGGCAACTATCGAGATGTAAAAACGACTCAGGGCGAAGATTGATTCTTGGGATATCACAATGATCGAAAAGCAACCTGGATTGTGGATTTATCCAGATGGCCGCGAAGTCATACAGCGCGATGCTGCCGGGGGAAAGATACTCGCCGCTCGATGGAGGAAGGCTTGGCGCGAGTCTGATGGTATCTGCTGCCTTTGCCAACAGAAGGTGCTGTTCGCGGCCAGCTTAGAGCATAAGACAGCCAAGGGCGCAGGAGGCGGCACACATGACGACCGGCAGAGTAATCTTGGTATCTCTCACCGCCCCGGGAATATCGCAAAAGGTTCCATGAGCCTTGAGCAATACCTGAAACTTGACCCTGCTGTGAGAATACGAAACTGCCAAAGCGCGTAGCATCATGCGTGCCGCCTCCTGCCTGTAGTACCCCGTTAGAACTGTTCAGATCAGCCGTGAGTCTTGCGAATCTCTCCGCTCTTCTTCTCTTATCGCGTCGCGATTCTTCCGTTCGTCTTTCTGATCGTCGTGAGCAATCGCATTTAGCCATTGTTCCCGTTCTTCTCTTGTCTCTCTTGCTTCACCCATTGTTTAGGGACTTATATACTTGAGTCCCTTTCCGTCAAAATCAACTGCTCTGGCTCTGTTTCGTTGCTCCACTCCTGCCACGCGGAAGTTACTGCGCCAGTGCCCGGAAATAAATCAATTAGTTCGTCTCCAGGTTCCGCGTTCAGCATTCCGAAAATCCAGCGTGCAAAGGAGCGCGGCTTAGCTCCCGTCAATCCGCGTTGGAGCGTGATATTTGCTGAGTGCCAGTCGCGCACCGTGTCTTGCTCTCTGGTTCTGCGCCGTCCGCCGCGCCAAATAACAGGCTCCCACGCATACGCCACACCGACATTGGGCTTGAAGATAGCAAACGGCTTGACCCATGCAGACACCCGGCAATCATCGGGACACATTGAAAGAATCACCTTCAAAGATGGCGAGCTGAGAGACATTGCCCAGCCGTCCGGGAAATCTGCTAATTCTCCTACCAGTGCCCTGTGCCTCTCTGGGTCGTTCCAGTCCGCCGCGTCAGGGTGGTGCGCTGCATACAGAGCGCCGCAGCCAAGGTAAGGAGGGTCTGCGTAGGCGAACTTCATTTAGTCACCTCCAAGGGACTCAAGTATGTAATTCCCATTTAATTCCTTCTGCTTCACAACTACCTCCTGAGTCACGTTGAGTCACAAACAAACGGTGACTCTCCAGATAAGAAGAGAGAAGATAAGATACAGACCGAAATGCAAAAGCCCGAAATGCCCATCGATGGTAAAAGTCTGTATCTTGTTGAGTTTATTGGCTAAACGGACTTATTGAGTCACATTGAGTCACAGATGCAGACCGTGAGTCACGTTGAGTCACAGATGCAGACCGTGAGTCACGTTGAGTCACAGAGCGTTCTCGCCACTTCCTTGTCCGTTCGGTACTGCTGTTGTTTTCTCTGACAGGTTGTCGCTTATCCCATCCAGTGAGTAAATTGCCCTCAAGAACACGTCCCTGCACATACATCTCCCCCTAGTGGGTTAGGGCTGCCCACTGGTCTAGATGTTCACTACATTCCCCGATGAACCTGGTCCCACATGGTATCCGTGTTCTGGAGCCCCATGATTCCGATGGGACTCAAACCCTGACGAGCGTCACCCTCGCCGGAAGTCCATCGGTTGCGTGTAGCTGCCTATGAGCGCCTTGAATCTTGCTACATCCTGAATGTGTCGCTCTCCAGCCGGACGGCAGTCCACAACTGGCACAGCCCAGGCGCACGAAAGCGGGAACCTTGACGTGGAACGAATTGTCGAAGGGTACGTCGCTTTCATATAACCTCAGCATGGTCAGAATAGAGCAGTTGCAAAAGCTTGTCAAGTGTGAGAATATTGGAATGCGGGGTTTTGGTCCCAACCTCGTCTGCTTTCATGGCCTCAGCAACCTGCATAGCAGAACCCCGCACCTTCCTTCGTCGGTAGACCTGGCAGGAACCCCCGGAAGCCTCACGGCAACCGGGGGTTTTGTTTTGCGGAGTTGTGATGCAGGGGTAGAGCGAGGACGTGTTGCTGGGGTTACTTACACCTTTTTGGCGACGTACTTCACTCCGGCAGCTTCATACACCCCAAAGGCCAGCCGTTCCAACTGCTCGAACGTCAGATCATCGGTAATCACATGATAGGCCAAGTCGATTGCAAGACTCTTGAGGTTGCCTGTTTCCTGCCCTTGGGAGGCTGCTGGTGGCGTCGGTGGCTTATCCGGCTCCCCCGTCTCCCGGCGAATGTCCGCCGGTGTCACCTTGCCCTTTTCCTCTGCTACCTTGGCCAGGTTCTGCTGATGCTCTTTGGAGAGCTTTGCTACAGCCTTTGCCGCCGGGCCTTTGATCTTGCCAGCGCGGATCTGTTTCTCGACTTCCGGTGTGGCCTCGATGAGTGCAAGGCGCCCTTTTACCCATGAGACAGAGGCGCGGTAAGCGTCGGCGCATTCCTGCTCTGTCATCTGGTAGACGTTGACCAGCCTTTGCAGGTTGTAAGCGTCATCCATCGGCGTTGTGGAGTTGCGCACCCGGTTCTCTTCGATGTTGGCAAGGAACGCCTGCTTTTCGTTCAACTGCGTGTAGGAGCAGCGGAGTTCAAGGGGCTTCTCGGTGAGCTTGTCTTTGTTGATCTTGGAGACAGCGCGCCACCGGCTGAATCCGGCAACCAAGACCGGCTTGCATGCGGTGCGGCGGATGGTGACGGGTTGAAGCTGCCCATGCTTGAGTATCGATTCCACAATCCACTGAATATCAGGCACTTCCTGCCGGCCATTCATCTCAGGATCAACTTCAATGTACTCAGGTAGGAAACGGTACTCGCTAGTCCTGCTTCCCTTCACATCAAATTCAACTGCCATTTTGTGTTCCTTTCTCTCTCGGTTAGTCGTTCAATGCGCGATAAACCACGCGATAGGCTGCTCCAACAAACAGCCGGCGAGTATGAGCATGACGGCCCACATTGCCGCGCTCAGTAGGCAGCCATTGAAGATGCCGCAGATTGCGTCAGAGTCGTGGCCGCGCTCCTCTGAATCCGCATAGATGGTGGAGTGCGGGTAATCTTGGTCTGGCATGGTGCCGAAGCCGATGCCGAGCTCTTCATAGCCGGATTCCTGCCAGGCGCGATCAAGGGCGCGTTTGCGTTCTGGGGTCATGGTTGCACCTTCGGTTGGAGATAGCGTACAAATATCTTTTTTTGTTTAGCCTCAGCTGTGGCCCCGGCTGCGGCTGCGGCCCAGGTTGCGGCCCAGGCCGCGTCCCCGGCTGCGGCTGCGGCTGTGGCTCTGGCCGCGTTTCCGGCTGCGGCCCTGGTTGCGGTTCTGGTCGCGTCCCAGGCTGTGGCTGTGGCTACGTCCCTTTGTTCGAGGGTGGTACGCCCATGAGCAAAATCTCGTGATGCTTGGATAGCCAATTGAGGCCTCTTGTCTTGCGAGTATTTTTGCCAGATTGGAAGGACTTCTTCAGCGAAATCCGCGGCCATAAGCTGCGCAACTTTATCATGATTTTCGGTCGTCGCTCGCAAGGTCCATAAGGCATCTTCTAGGCCGTTGGATTCAAGGATGGTTAGCAGGTTGATCGGGTCATTGTCTTTCACACCCTTCAAGGCCGCGCGCAGGAATTTGTATCGAGCCGTGCAAGCTCCCGCACTCCGTAAGCGCTTAAATGTAGTGGTGAGGGTCATTGGGCGTCCACCTTTGCTAGTACATTCTCTGCGGCCGTGACTTCGATGCCATACCAGCCATCTTTCTGGAGCAGCGCCAGGCAGCCTTTTAGCGCCTCGTACATCTCCGGTGCCGCAGCGATCAGGCGAGCATTCGCCTCACCATCGTCGCATGGCTCATTGCCATTGTGGACCACAACAACTTTAGCAAGTCCCAGCCAATCGCAACGATCAATAGGGTGTGCGCTTATACGACGATGGCCTCGGAACCTCTCCTCTAACTCCCACGGTCCCGGCGTAAATTTCGCTTCATTCATTTCAGCTCCTTTGTTTCGTGCGCGTTCCACTCGCGTCCTCCGGTCCAGGTGTCGAGTGTGATTGCAGCAGCCATGAGCAGCAGGCCCACGGCAGACGGAATGCAAAAAAGTGAGAGAATCACGATTGCGCCTCCTGTTTTGATGCGGTGAACTTCTCAATACTTACCGCCGAGATGTGGATCTTGCCGTTTTGCCCTTGGCCCTTCCATCCCGTTAGCTTGCCTTCGCGGAAGAGTTTCTGAACATACTGCACATCCACGGCAAGGTAATCAGCGGCTTGCTTCGCGGTGAGCCAGTCGCGGGCGAGTGTTTGGGGTGTCATTTTTGTCCTTTCCAATGCGCTGTACTACGGTTGAACTGCGGTGGGTTAGAGATAGCCGTAATACTGCATCCCGCCCTCAACCCAAAGTGCTGTCAAACCAACCAGCAAGGATTCATCGGCTGGCGCATAATGTTCATTCGATGGATCGTGCCATTCGCCCACGGGGACACATGCGACAATGTTGGTGCATTCGTAGTTGCGTTCGGTAAAATGCTTATTTCTGAATACCTTCATTTTTGTTTCCTCCCTTGCATGATGTACTACGGTTTGGTGCGATATTGCACCTGTTAGGCTAACGTCCGCTCGTACACTGCATTTCGTAGACTACGCCAGCCGCATGAACTCCGCTGGTCATTTTCTCGCCAAGTACATAGACGGCACGTTCTCCGCTTGCGGGATAGCGTACAGTCTGAACCTCTACTCCGGCGATATGGCGAGTGCCAGGTTTTTGCATCGCGCTAAGTATCGCCTTTTCAATAGCTTTGTATTTCATGGTTTTCATCTCCTGTACTCATCAATCGAGTACATAACCAGAGTATACAAACCTGCTTTGTATGTCAAGTGCAATATCGCATCTAGTTGTGCAAAAACTGTGAATAACTCAGTTTCGCTCAGTGTTTACGCGGGTGAAAATCTTTTCAGGCGATCTCCTAGTCGCTGCCGATGTGTGTGCAGGGCAGGGGTACTGCATAGCTCTGGCACTCACTGTACGGGCACACTTGGGGCAAGGACGCATGATAGGAGGTCTCCCACCTTTGCGTCCCAGGTAGCTCATCACCGCTGATACGGTTTTATCGTCCATAGAGGGATTGTATGCACATAGCTGCTTTGTTGTCAAACTGTGCGCTTGGAAGGAAAGACGCGCTATAATCACGCCATGAGTAAAGGCCTTCCAATTCGACAGGCGCGGTTCGTGGCTGAATACCTCATCGACATGAACGCTACAAATGCAGCAGTTAGAGCTGGTTACAGTAAAAAGACTGCCGGGGTACAAGGGCCACGATTGTTGGGAAATGTTAGAGTAGCAGCGCAAATTGCTGAAAAGACAGGGAAACGGCTTGCGCGGCTGGAAATCACAGCTGACCGGGTCCTCCAAGAACTCGCCAAACTGGCGTTCTACGATCCTGGGGCGCTGCTCGAATCTGACGGCAGCATGAAGCAAATCGCAGACATTGACGATGTGACGCGGATGGCCGTAGCGGGGCTGGAAGTCACTGAATTATTTGAGGGAACAGGCGATCAAAAGCACACCTATGGCCTGTGCAAGAAAATCAAGCTGGCCGACAAAGGGCAGAACCTCGAGAGACTCGGCAAGCATTTGAAGCTATTTACAGACAAAACAGAGGTGACTGGTGCGGACGGTGGGCCAATCGTGGTGCGCTCGCTGAATGATTTCTACGCGGGGCTGGCCGAAAAGAAGTAGAGGAACGTGTACGATGTACACATGGGCGAGAGCGTGGCAAAGGTTTGGCAGTGCGACGTGTGCGGGTATCAATGGCTCAATTTTGCTGACCGTCCAAAGCCAACCCATTGCCGCAACCGGGCTTGCCGGTCTCGCAAGTGGGATAGTGGTTCTGTAGCTCAGCCGGTAGAGCGTCGGCCTCATAAGCCGCTTGTCGTTGGTTCGAGTCCAACCGGAACCACCAGACCTGCACACGCACCCAATTGCTCTTGCGGAATGTGTAGGCCATCGAAATGAGCACGATAGCCCAGATACCGACGCTTAACCCGTGCTTAAAATCTTTCTGGACAACTCCAGCGCGTGGCCGTGTACTGTATGGGGGTCGGTCGAGCTCGAAGTCCTGGGACGCTGCCGGGTTTGCCATCTTCCTGGCATCGACTCTCAAAGTACGTTTCTGCTGTGCGCGTCAATTTCAGAACAAAATAGCGGAGTCAGTGTACACGGTTCTCAAGCTGCAAATAGAACGGTTTGGGTTGTCGAGAGAGTTCGATATTACAGATCGCTCAATCGTGCATAAAACCACAGGCAGTGAATTTATATTCTATGGTCTGGCCCGCAATCTACAGGAAATCAGATCGCTTGAGGATGTGGACGTTCTCTGGATCGAGGAGGCGCACTTTCTCACAAAGGAGCAATGGGAAGTCCTTGAGCCGACGATACGCAAAGAGGGGTCGCAGATATGGCTCATCTTCAACCCAATGTTCGCTTCAGACTTCGCCTATCAGCGATTCGTGGTCAACCCGCCTACGCGCTACATTCTCCGCAAGATCAACTATGATGAGAACCCATTCCTGTCGCACACTATGCTTGAGGTAATCGAGCGGACACGCTCGGAGTCAGAGGAAGATTATCAGCATATCTACCTAGGGGAACCCCGCGAGGATACAGAGGGAACGGTTATTAAGCGCAGTTGGATTGAGGCCGCTATCGATGCGCACCTGAAACTAGGTTTTGAGGCTGCAGGCAAGCACACTATCGGCTTCGACGTGGCCGATGATGGAGAGGACGCTTGCGCGAACGTCTACTCGCATGGCAGCGTGGCTTTATGGTCTGACGAGTGGCGAGCGCGTGAGGATGAGCTGCTCAAGTCCTGTACCCGCACGTTTCTTGCGGCTGGAGAGCGGAAGGCGGACATTCGGTACGATAGCATCGGCGTTGGGGCTTCCGCCGGAGCAAAGTTCGATGAATTGAACCAGGTGCGCGACAAGTATTTGCGGGTGAGGTATGCCAAGTTCAATGCCGGGAGCGCCGTAGAGCGCCCCGAAGAGTATTATGTGAGCGATAGGCAGGACAGGATCAAGAACAAAGACTATTTCTGCAACCTCAAAGCCCAGACGTGGTGGGGAATTGCAGACCGGTTCCGCAACACATACAACGCAATCCACCATGGGGAAAAGTACAGAGACGACGATCTAATCAGCATTTCGAGCGATATGCCGCATCTGGAGAAACTGAAAACGGAGCTTTCAACGCCGAAAAGGGATTTTGACCGTAACGGGAGGGTGAAGGTGGAGAGCAAGGAAGACTTGGCAAAGTCTACGCGGATCGGGGGGAGTGTGCCGTCTCCGAATCTGGCAGATGCGTTCGTTATGGCGTTTGCGTCGCCTGTAACGTCATCACTTCTGGTGAGCGATGCGGCTATCGCTGCCGCAATGAGGAATCTATGAATCCCTACTATGACCATGCCGGAATTGTCATCTACCACGGCGATTGCCGCGAGATTCTGCCTCAGTTGGGGCGGTGCGACCTGCTGCTGACTGACCTTGTAATCCGTAGATAGAGGGTGTAAGATATAAGCATGGAAACCTCAGATATGCAACTCGGCAAGGCTGGCGAATACCTCGTATGCGCTGACCTGATTATCAAGGGATTCGTGGCATTCCCCTCAGAGCAAGGACTTTCGTTTGATGTGGTCCTCGCTGCTCATGGGCGGTTTTACAAGGTCCAAGTGAAGGCAACCCGCAAACCTATCCCGGTTCCGCAGAGGGCGCGGCGCACTGAAAAGTATTGCTTCAATGTGCGTCGGTGTGGCAAAGGTGGGCGCTGTTCTTACGAGCAAGAGGATGTAGACCTGTTTGCTTTGGTTGCCCTCGACACTCGCTCTATCGGCTATCTGAGAGCATCCGAGGCTAAACAGACGATGTTCTTTCTCCCTGAGAGCGCAGAGCCGTTGGCTGTTGACCGGGGCGAGACATCGAAGGTCCGGCGACTATCTTCGTTCCGATTGGAGGATTGCCTTGATTGAGCCTTATTACAGCCATGCAGGGATTACCATTTATTGCGCGGACTGTCGTGACGTGCTTCCACATCTTCCGAAGATGGACCTCTGCCTAACAGACCCGCCGTATGGGATTAACCGCGATGGTAAGCCGCCCTCGACTTCAAGCCACGGCGGGCATAAGGGCTA